TTCAAAGGCAGTGGCAAAGAACGCATTCAATACACTTCTGCAACGTGCTACGTTCCCATTAGAGCAGCAGTTGCCAACGACAATGCCAATAGGTCAGGGCAACAAGCCTTGGCGTTGGGATAATCCGTATGTCTATCCTCCAGCCGATCCTGTGGATGCTGGGCCGGATGGCCCTATTGAGTGGAGTTAAAGAAATGCCAACTATCAATCAGCTTCCGTTAATTACGCAGCTTTCAATGGGGGACAATCTTGTCCTCTGGGTTCCGAATCAGGGTGACAGTCGTCGCGCCTCTATCACGACTTTCGTCCAGTTCATTGAAGAGAACTTTGATGGCGTTGTGGCTCAGACAGTGCAGACCACGCCAACAACCTATGCTCAGCTTCCTGATCCAGTTGGTATCGCTGGGACGCGAGCATTCATCACCGATGGCAGCACGGCCACCTTCAACGCAACTGTTGCTGGTGGTGGCTCAAACGCGGTTCCCGTGTTTAGTAATGGCACAAACTGGAAGGTCGGCTAATGGCTTATATTGATCCCTTTTCCCCTAATTATGGCTCGAACATCGTTGCAACGCCTGGTGCTTCGTCTGCATCAGTGACGATTCCAGCCGGAGATAATTGCGTTCGCTTGGTAAACACCGGAGCGAATGTCTGCTATGTTCGCATCGGTCAAAGTGCAGCGACTGCGACAACTGCTGATTTACCTGTGCGCGCTGGCAGCGAAGTCATCATTCGCAAGCCTCTCGGCTATAGCAAGCTGGCGCACATCTCCGCTTCTGGCACAACGCTGAACATTCAGACGGGCAATGGCGGCGTCTAAGGACTCCCGCCTAGCTCGTGCTGGTGTGGCTGGCTTTAACAAGCCAAAGCGCACTCCAGGACATCCGAAGAAGTCGCACATCGTCGTCGCCAAAGAAGGCGATAAGATCAAGACGATCCGCTTCGGAGAGCAAGGCGCGAACACTGCTGGCAAGCCAAAGGCTGGCGAGTCTGAGGCGATGAAAAAGAAGCGTGCGTCATTTAAGGCGCGTCATGCTAAGAACATTGCTAAGGGAAAGATGAGCGCCGCATTTTGGGCAGACAAGGTAAAGTGGTAACATGGTTCAGATTCCTATCTTGAATGGCATCTATACGGACAATGGGCCGGACTTTCGCACGTCTTATCCAGTCAACATGGTTCCAGTCCCAAAGAGCAACGGCATCAGTGAGGGCTTCCTTCGCCCCTCTGATGGCATAGTTGCCAATGGTACTGGCCCTGGAGTCGATCGTGGCGGCATCAATTGGAATGGCGTCTGCTATCGCGTGATGGGTTCTAATCTTGTCAGCGTTTCTGCAACTGGCGCAGTAACGATTTTGGGTAACGTTGGTGATGATGGCCAGCTTGTTACAATGGATTACAGCTTCGATCGTCTGGCAATCGCTTCAAGCGGACATCTGTTCTACTGGTCGCCAACACTTGGCCTCGTTCAAGTTACAGACGCTGACATTGGCGTTGTGATAGACGTTGTTTGGGTTGACGGGTATTTCATGACAACGGATGGAGAGTTCCTGATTGTCACTGAGTTGTTAGACCCAACGCAGGTTAATCCTCTCAAATATGGTTCGTCGGAAGTTGACCCTGACCCAGTGATTGCGCTGCTCAAGCTTCGCAACGAGATTTATGCGCTGAACCGGAATACTATCGAAGTTTTTGATAACGTTGGCGCTGACCTATTCCCGTTCCAACGCATTGATGGAGCGCAAATTCAAAAGGGATGCGTTGGCACGTTCGCTTGCTGCGTTTTTGTTGAGACGATTGCGTTCGTCGGAAGCGGTAAGAATGAAGCGCCTGGTATTTACATGGGTGCTAATGCAACTGCGAACAAAATCAGCACTCAAGAGATTGACCAGATTCTTCTTGAGTATACCGAAGAGGAATTGTCCTTAGTCAAGCTTGAGGCGCGAAACGATAAGGCGCATCAGCATCTATACGTCCACCTTCCCGATCGCACCATTGTCTTTGATGCCTCTGCCTCGCAGGAACTTAACCAGCCAGTTTGGTTCACGTTGACCAGCAGCATTACAGGGTTCTCAAAGTATCGCGCACAGAACCTTGTCTGGTGCTATGATAAGTGGCTCGTTGGAGACCCTACAGATAACAGCATAGGGTATTTTGATGATAAAATCTCTACGCAATGGGGCGAAGTCGTTCGGTGGGAGTTTGGCACAACGATTGTGTATAATGAAGGGCGCGGCGCAATCTTCTCAGAGCTTGAGCTTGTTGGTTTAACTGGTCGCGTTCCTCTTGGCGCTGAGCCATATATCAGCACGAGCTATTCCATTGATGGTGAAACATGGAGCCAGCCAAAGTCAATCAAGGCTGGAACAATCGGGCAGCGCCAGAAGCGCCTTGTTTGGTTCCAACAGGGTTGGATGCGTAACTGGCGGATACAGCGATTCCAAGGAACATCAGACGCGCATATTGCTTGCGCTCGTCTTGAGGCACGAATTGAGGCTCTTGCGTTCTAATGGCTAGACAAAAACTAAGCTTAACCCGCGATCAGCTTGCTTCGTTCCTTAGCGACTTCGAGCAGATTAAGCAGTTCGAGCTGTTGTTCTCAACAGTTGACACAATCGACACGTTGACGCTCGACGAGATAAACGTCTCTGCTGGAACTGCTAACGCAACGGCAAATGAAGCTCTTGCACAAATCAGCGTTTTGTCCGATCAAACCGCGCTTCTAGCATTGGCTCCGCCTAATCTTGGTGGCTCGGTTACGAGCGTTGGGTTGTCTGGTGGAACGACTGGCATAACCATCAGTGGCCCGAATCCAATTACGACAAGTGGCACGTTTATCCTGGGCGGAACGCTTGGAATCGCCAATGGTGGGACTGGAGCTACAACAGCCGCTGGTGCGCGTGCCAATCTTGAGGCTGCTAAGTCTGGCGCAAATAGCGACATCACTTCTTTGTCAGGAATAACTGGCTCAATTAGCACGGTCGATAGCATTACCTTCGACACTGCTGCTGCTATTACTGTTGGGCAAGGTCAGATAGCTTGGAACTCCGCAGACGGAACGCTTGACATCGGCATGGGATATGATGCTGTCACGCAGCAAGTTGGTCTTGAGCAGTATTTCCGTATTAAGGCGTCTGCTGCCATTACTAATGGCCAGTGCGTTATGTTTACTGGTGCAGTCGGTTCCTCTGGAGTTCTTACTGGTGCTCCATCTACTGGCGTCACTAACCCACAGTATATCATGGGCGTGGCGACAATGGACATCGCCAACAATGGTTTAGGCTACATCACTAGCTTTGGCCTTGTGCGCGGCATCAATACAACTGGCGCGTCTGTCGGAGAGACTTGGGCAGATGGTGACATTCTTTACTATAATCCCGCATATACTGGTGGACTAACTAAGGTTCCGCCAGCAGCTCCGTTGCCTAAAGTTGTTGTTGCGGCAGTTGCTAATGCGGGGCCTGGTGGATCTGGTTCATTATTTGTCAGGGTTCAGGGGGAGCCTGACCTTCATAACTTATCTGACGTTTATGCTCCTTCACCGATTGCTAACGGGCAAATACTTATTGGCGATGGGCCGCAGTCACGCTGGGAGTCTGCAACCCTTACCGCTGGTAGTGGCGTATCTATTAGCAATGGAGCTGGTTCAGTAACTATCTCTGCGACTGGTAGCGGAGGAACTGTAACCAGCGTTTCCGTTGTGTCAGCAAATGGCCTTGCTGGGACTGTTGCGAACGCTACAACGACTCCAGCCATTACTCTCTCAACAACAGTCACTGGATTAACCAAGGGCAATGGCACGGCGCTATCTGCTGCCATCGCTGGCACTGACTACGTTGCGCCTGGAGCAATAACCACAAGCGGCCTTACAATGGCCACATCGCGTATTCTGGGGCGCACAACGGCAAGCACAGGAGCTGTGCAGGAAATTAGTGTCGCTGGTGGATTGACGCTAACTGGCGGCGTTCTGACAGGAACTTCAGGAACAGTAACAAGCGTTTCTGGAACTGGAACAGTTAATGGCATAACGCTCACTGGAACAGTCACAACATCAGGCTCATTGACGCTTGGCGGTACATTGGCTGTAACAGCATCTAACTTTTCATCTCAGACTGCCAATACATTCCTTGCTGCTCCAAATGGCTCTGCTGGCGTACCAACATTCCGCGCTATCGTTGCTGCGGATGTGCCAACACTGAATCAGAATACTACTGGCACGGCGTCAAACGTAACTGGCACTGTGGCGATCGCCAATGGCGGTACTGGCGCAACCACCGCTTCTTTAGCTAGAACGGCTCTTGGTGCAACGACTGTTGGCAGCAATGTCTTTACGTTGGCTAATCCATCAGCCATAACCTTCCCTCGCTTCAATGCTGATAATACAGTTTCGGCTCTTGATGCCGCAACATTCCGCACAGCAATAGGAGCAGGAACTAGCTCCACAACAGGAACTGTCACCTCGGTTAGCGGAACTGGTTCTGTGAATGGAATCACGCTTACTGGAACTGTGACTAGCAGTGGTTCACTAACTCTTGGTGGAACATTGTCTGGCGTAAGCCTTACTACTCAAGTGTCTGGAACGCTACCGATCGCTAATGGCGGGACTGGTTCGACATCCACCACATATTGCAGCCTGACAACGAACGTCACTGGAACGCTTCCTGTGGGGAATGGTGGAACTGGCGCGACCACGTTCACGGCAAATGCGTTGCTTAAAGGTAACACCACAAGCGCCGTGTCAGCGTCGAACGTCTCTGATAATGGCTCAACAGTCAGCATCGGTTCTGGCATTGGCTTCTCTATTGCTCGAACCACTGTAACAGCTCCCGCTGCTGCTGACGGAAACGTATTCTCTGGAACATATACGCCAACATCGTTCAACACGACAAACATAGCAGCCAGTACGCCACAGTCTGCCCAGTATCTTCGAGTTGGCAACACCGTAACAGTTTCAGGCCAGATTGACATTGACCCAACGCTAGTGGGCTTTGCGATCCTTGGCCTATCTCTTCCAATTGCCAGCGCGATTACCTCACCCGTTCAGCTTTCAGGCGTGTTTAACTGCCCTGATGCAGCGGGAGGCGGAATCTATGGAGATGCAACTAACGATCGCGCCACGTTCCAGATGACAGCTACTTCGGCGTCTAACTTAACATATTACTATACGTTCACATATCGTGTATTATAATTTCAAATTGAAAGGTCGCTAAGATGGCAGTTGTCGTAAAAACCCTAATACCGTCAAAGCAGGCGGCGAATGTTCTAGAGGAACAGTATTCCGTTTCGACTGGAAGAACCATCATTGATAAGTTCACGGCAACGAACACCAGTGGCTCTAATGTTGGCATAAACGTATATCTTATTCAATTTGGTGGCGCTGCTGGTGATGACAATTTGATTGTGGACACTCGCATAATTGTGCCGAATGAAACATATACGTTTCCAGAATTGGTAGGCCAGGTTCTTGAAGCTGGTGCAGCTATTTCAACAAACGCAAGCGCAGCCAATGCCTTGACTATCCGCGCTTCAGGACGGGAGATTACATCATGAAGAAGCCAATGATTATGATTGAAGGTTTTGCTGGGCTGCGTGAGAGTGAGCCATTCATCACTACTGCTGAGAACAAGAAGAACACTAAGATCGTCATTGATGATTGGATGCTCGGCCCTGAGAATCCCAGCAACGAGCGCGATGCTAATCCTGAATACTGGATTGCGCTTGGTAAGGCTATGCAAGTGGATGAGACTGAGGCTCGTCGCCGTCGTTGCTCAAACTGCGAGTATTACGACAATAGCACAATGACGCAAGCCAAGATGGATAAGATACCTTGGAACCAGTGGGACGTTGACGCTGGATTCCGTGGCTACTGCCATAAATTCGAGTTCATCTGCCATGATTTGCGCTCCTGCCAAGCATGGGAAGAACGAGAGTTTGAATTTGAAGATTGATTGTGATATGGTTTTGCTACAGAGCGTTATAGAGCATCCTGTGGCTTACCATTTTGAGAGATTGAAATGACGGATAGTAACGCACTTCCTAATACAGATGCAACTTATCAAAGCAGAGTCTCTTTGCCTATAATCCGTCATGCAACAATTGATGATGCGGAACAGATTGCGTATTTAGGGTGCATATTCCATGAACAAGCTTTTTGGGATGATATTCTAGAATACGACATAGATGATTGCATTTGTTCTTTGGAAGGCTTTATCGGCCAGCCTAATTTCATTTGCATGGTTGCCGAAGTCAATGGCAGGTTCGTATCGTTTGGCTCCCTTGTTCTAAGCCCTGTATATTTCAATCACTCGCATATCTCTTGCGAAGAACTATTCTGGTGGGCTGATCCTGAATCCAACTATCCTGGCATTGGCATGAAGCTGAAGAAGGCAATGGAAGAAGAGGCCAAAAAGCGTGGCGCTCTTTCGATACAGATGAAGTCCATCGACGCACTGAATGGCGATAGGATGGCAAGCCTTTATGTCCGTAATGGATATAGGCCCAGTGAACACTCATTTATTAAGAGGCTAGTGTAATATGGCTATTGGTACAGCGGCAGCAATCGCCCTTGGCGTTGGCGCACTTGGTAGCGCAGCGATCGGTGCGGGTTCAGCAAGCAAGGCTGGTAAGATACAGGCGAGAGCTGCTGAGGCTGGTACTGCTGAGCAACGTGCGGCGCGTGAAGAAATGCGTCGATTGCTTGAGCCTTATGTTGCCGCTGGTGGCCCTGCCCTACAAGCCCAGATGGGCGCACTTGGTCTGGCTGGCCCAGAAGCGCAGCAAGAGTTTGTTGCACAACAAGAGCAAAGTCCTGCATTTCAAGCACTCGCACGGCAGCAAGAAGAGGCTATTCTACAGAACGCATCTGCGACTGGTGGGCTTCGTGGCGGTAATGTTCAAGGCGCACTAGCTCAGTTCCGTCCTGCACTGCTTAACCAGTTCCTGACACAGCAATACGATCGCTTAGGCGGCATGACTTCGCTTGGTCAGCAATCGGCGGCAGGCGTTGGAACTGCTGGTATGCAGTCAGCTAATGCTATTTCTGGTCTATTGGGAGAAGCTGGTGCTGCACGGGCTGGTGCGGCACTTGGTGTTGGACAAGCTTTAAGTGGGCCATTCAATCTATTGTCGACCCTTGGCGGTATGTCCGCTTCTAAATCTATGGGATACGCCCCACCACTTAAACCTGCAGGCTTCTAAAAATGGTTCAACCTTTCGACTATACACTGAAAACACCATCAACCACAGAATCATTCCTGGCGGGTGTTCAGTCATATCAGAATCAGCAGAAAACAAATGCGGCCAATGCTGCTGCGGCAGCGGAGCAGGCCAAAATTGATGATGCTAAAAACTTTAGTATACGAGCAGGACAAGTTGCTCAAAACCCTACAGCTGAAAATCTAACTAAATTATATGCGGATTTTCCATTGTATGGCCAAGACCTTGATCGGTTTTCAAAGCGCCTAGCCGCAAACGATAGAACCACATATGGAACACTCTTGAGTGATGCCATTATCGCAAAAGACCTTGGTAAAACTCCAGAAGAAATTGCGGCAATTTATACAAAGGGCGCTGAAGCTGCAAGAAACTCACAGCGCACAGACATCGCAGAACAGTTCGACTTTGCTGCACAATTGGCGCGTAGTCCAAATGCGGATGATAATTTTGCTGCTCGTTCATTGCTTTTTAAGATTGATCCAGATGGCTACAAATTGCTCGAAGAAGGCAAGGTTAAACTAGACACAGCTAAGATTAAAGAACTTCAGGCGGAGGGCTTTGTTATTGGCACTCCTGAATTCCAAGCTGCCCTTAAAGCAGAGCGTGAAAAGATAACTACAACACTGCCAGGCGGTGGCTTTTATAGTGGCCCCCCTTCAGGATTAGCGCAAATTTTAGGTGACCAACCAGTGCCTACTAATGTGCAAAAAGGCCCACCACGCCAGCCGACTACTAAAGAAGAATTTGATAAATTGCCACCTGGCGCATATTTCGTTGATCCAAATGGTGTAACTCGTCAAAAGCCAGGAGGTCAGACGGCTACTCCGTCTGGCAACTTTCAAGGGCAGTGACATTAACCCAATAAAGGATTTAGGCGCACTGGGCTTTAGTCCAACAAGTGGATTCAGAACTCAGAGGCATCAAGACTCTTTAAGGGAGCAGGGTTTGACAACGACAAAGACGGGATCGCATCCTGTAGGTGACGCGTTAGACTTTATGCCACCAAAGGGAATGAAAATTTCTGAAGCAATTGCTTTGGTGAAGCAAACATATCCAGGCACTCGAGTTGCTGCTAGTAACAAGGGTGCATTACACATAACCTTCCCAGGCTGGGGTAAAGCGCCTGACGTAAGTAATTCACGGCGACGTTTTGGAGATTGATTGATGGCTGCTCAAGAAAATTGGTGGGAAAGCTCCCCTGTTGTTGCAAAGCCCAGCAAGGTGCAGCAAGTGGAAGGCGGTGTCTACGTTCCTCCTGCTCCTGAAAAACCAGAAAAGCCTAAAGATGCCCCTAGCGGCTATCGGTATAATGCTGAAGGAAATGTAGAATTTATTCCAGGTGGCCCCGCCGATCCTGGTGTTAAAGGATTAACTGAGAGCGAATCTAAGGCTGTTGGTTTCTATCAGCGTATGCGCTCGGCTGAAACGCAAATGAATCGCCTTGGTATGGGGCCGCAAGATTGGTCGACATTAATAAAGCAGAGAGTTTCTCCTACGTTCTCCCGCGCATCTTTGTCAGACAGGCAGCGTACTCAATTAGATTTGATGGAAAACTGGATTGCAGCGTCAATGCGCTTAGAATCTGGCGCTGCCATTGCTCCTGACGAATTTGAAAAGCAGGCACGAATCTTTTTCCCGCAGCCAGGAGCTGGCACAGAGGAAAAGTCTACAAAAGATTTGCAGCGCGAATTAGCCATTCTTGGATTTAGAACTGTTGCTGGCCCAGGCGCATTAGAGGCAGATAAAAATCTACGTAACCTTGGTTTTATCGATGAGGAAGGTAAGCCAATCATTCCAACCGGAATGGCTGCAGGCGCTGAAGGTGGTGAAAAAGGTGTTGTTGCTCTGCGAGTTGCGGAGGGCAATAGATTTGCAACCGATAAAGACATTGAAAATGCAAGCCTGATGCAAGGTGCATGGCAAAGTGGGAAATCTATTGATGAACTTCAGGCCTTAGCTAAATCACTAAATCTAGACCCTCTTTCACCTAAGACTATCGAGGCACTTCAAGCAGACACTAATCGTAAACTTATTTGGACACCTAGCCGATCAGGAATCCGTGAAGGCGCAGAACCAGAAATGGGCATGGGTTCAGCTATCGGTGCTGGTTCAATACGTGGATTCACTGGCAACCTTGCTGAAGAAGCGTTATCCTTAGTTGACGCTGAAGCTGCTGCTAAATTGCAAGCAGCTACTGATTTTGCTCAACAGCAACGCCCATATTCAGGAATGGCTGGTGAATTTATCGGCAGCACTTTATCTCCTATTTCACGTTTTCTTCCAGGTGGCCCATTAACAAAAGATGTTCTTGAGGGTGCTATTTATGGCATCGGTGAAGGCCGACCTGGAACAGACCTTGTTGAACGTTTAAAAACTGGTGCTACTGGTGGTTTGCTGCAAGGTGGTTTCGGCGCTGCCGCTCGACGCTTTATGCCAGGTGGAGCAACCCCTGAAAGCGCCGGCATACCTGAAGGTGAGTTCGTTAATGTCACAGGCGAAGTTCCTGCTGGCATGGCCCCTGATATTGGTGTGGGTGGACAAGCTACTCCATCACCAACTGGATTCGATATGCCAACTGGTGCGCCTACTAGCATGGCTCCTCCTATCGCTGGTGAAGCGGTAGAGGACGCAGCTGCTCAGATTGGCAGTGAAGAAATGATTAACTTGGCTCAGAAGGCTGTAAGCCGTGCGCCTGGAGCTTCAAAAGCACGAGCTGAATTGGCTGAACTGGCAAAAACAAATCCAGAGGCAAAAGCTGCTGCTGATCGTCTTGGCCTTGAGCTACCAGTTGATGTTCTTAGCGATAATTCGCAATTAAAGGAAGTCGTTGGCTTAACACGCGCTCAAATAGGTTCTGAAGCAAAGCAGGCTTGGAATGAGACTGTGCAGGCCGCATCTGATCGCGCTCATACAGCGATGGATGAATTAGATGCCGTCACTGACATTTCGCAGGTCTCTGCGGACGTATTTGATCGACTAGATAAGGCTCAAATGGGCCTTGGTCGGCAGGCAAGCGATCTGCGCCAAGAGGTCACTGATGCTGTCGATGTTCGTGGGCGCGTGGATGCAACCGGAATCAAATCATGGTTGCAAACTCGCATTGATGATCTTGGTGGCGGCAAGGAAGGCATTGCGGCACTTTCTCCTGAAGAAAAGCGCCTGTGGGGAATTGTTTCCAAAGGGCAGCCTACTTATGCCCTACTGAATGAACAGCGCGATCTTATAGGGCAAGCTCTCGAAAAGGGAACTGGCCCTTGGTCAAACACCAACATGAAACGTCTAAAGGACATCTATGGTTCTTTGGCTGATGATCAAATCAAATTTATCGAAGCAAGCGCAGGAAAAGAAATTGCTGACAAGCAACGCGCCGCAAATACACTGTTTAAGCAGATGTATGATGGCCGTGAACAGATGGAGCGAATTTTCACCAAGAACCTATCTGGAAGCCTTGCGCCGCTAATGCAGCGTGCAATCACGCAAGGAACAAAGGGTAACGTTCAAACGCTCAATACGTTAGTCAACATCATCCCAGAAGATATGCGCGGTAAAGTGCTTACATCGGCATTGTTCAAAGCGGCGAAAGCAACTGACGACACATTTAGTTTCACAAACTTCGCAAACATCTATCGTGATCTACGTGCTAATGGCGCAGTCTATAAGCAAATAGCGAAGGCAATTGGCCCAGAAGGTGATAAACTTCTGACCGATCTATATGCTGTGTCCCGACGCCTTAGCGATGCTGACAAAGCTATATCGCGCACTGGTGCTTCAACTCAGCTACAACTGCTAAATTCAGAAAGGCTCCTGAGTCGTATCCTTATGGCAACTGGTGGCGCTGCTGGTGCTGGCCTTATAGGAAGTGTGCTTGGTGGCCCTGGTGCCGCTATCGTTGGCGCTGGCTTGGCTTCTGCCGCTCCTGAGATTGCACAGCGGCTTGGCAAAACGAATGCTCAGAAGTTACATAACTTGATAAGCAGCGAACCATTCCGCGATTTAACAGTAAGCGCAGCAACTGGAGATGCCCTTGAGCGCAATATCAATCGCGTGGCTGGTAGCAAGCAGTTCCGCGATTACGCAAAATTAGTTGGCATCGACATGAAGGATGCTCGTGATTGGTTGAACTCTGCTATATCCAAGGGCGCGACGATTGCTGGCACAGAGGCCGTAGGTGAAAAGCCTATGGAAGCACCAACTGTAGAAATGCCACAATGACCTTTCGCAGCAAAATAATTTCATCGAACAACTCAATGACGCAAGGGGTTAAGTAATGGCCGCGCTCTCAATCCAAGTTCCATATCCTGTATTCTACGATCGTGACGGATTACCGCTCGACAATGGAAACATCTATATCGGAGATGCAAACCTAGACCCAGTGACTAATCCCCTGCAAGTCTATTATGATGAGGCTCTGACGCTTACCGCCAGTCAGCCTCTCAAGACTAGCAATGGCTACGTCTATCGTAACGGGACGCCTGCACAGCTTTATGTTGATGCAACCGACTTCTCAATCTTGGTAAATGATAGTCAGAACCTTTTGGTTTACAGCTTTCCGCAGGCAACAGGCTTTGGCGTTGGCGCTTCTGGAATCAGCTTTGTTCCTTATGCGAACATCACAGCCACAAATGTTCAGGATGCCATCGAGGAAGAAATCGACGATCTGGCAGCTGCATCTGGATCATCCTTAATCGGCTTTTCCCAGCCTGGCGGATCTGCTGTTCTTCGCACCGCTCAGGCTCGTTTCCGTGACACTGTTTCAGTCAAGGACTTTGGTGCGACTGGCGATGGCACAACGGATGACACGACCACCATGCAGGCTGCGATTGATTACGCGATCGCCAATGGACGTGATCTGTTCATTCCTGATGGGACGTATATCGTCAATCAGCTTGTTTTTAACTCGACCTCTTATGCGCTCATGCCTTCCATCTACGGCAGCGGACGCAATCAGACGATCATCAAGAAGAAGTCTGGTTCGACTGTCGGCGCTCTTTTGACGATTGGCTCCTTTGGCGCGACCAACTTCATGGCGAACGTCACGATCGAAGGCATCACCTTTGATGGATTGAACAGCGCCACCACGACTTGGGGCGTTCTTTGCTACAACTTTGTGCGTTCACGCATCGTCAACTGCATCGTCAAAAACTGCGACTTCGGCGTGTATTTCCAAGGCGGCATCGCCTCATGGCTTGTTGACTGCGTTATCGTTAGCAACAATCAAGGTTTCACAGCTGACAGCTTTGCATCGTCGGCTGGTTCCGCATGGCCAAACTATCACATCCTTCAGCGTTGCATCGTATCAGACAACTCTCTCTGGGGCGTTTACTTCGACAACGGCCGGATGCTGCGTATCCTTGACTGCGACATTGAAGGCAACGGCACGAACCTCAACAATGCGTCTGGCGGTATCCGTGTTGGCCCAGACATCGACAGCGAGGACAGTGGTGCGAATCCGTTTGGCATCATCATCACAAATACGTGGCTTGAAAGCAACGCTGGCGCTGCCTCGATCGTGATGCTCTCCGGCCGCAACATGATTTACAACTGCAACATCGTTGCGAACGTGAACGCGGTTTATGACATCTATGCGGAAGGTTGCAATTACAACCTCTACGAAAGCGTCATCACGACTTCCAATAACCCATCTATCTATGAGACTGGATCGGTGTTGGTCGGCAACACGATCACCGCTGTCGCTGGGATCACGCTAGCTGAAATGTCAATCAACCGCGCAAAAACGCAGTTGGACTTCGGTGGCTATTCTGGTGAATTGGCTGAGATGCCAGCTGGCTTGCCGGAAGGCACGCGTGGATTTATCACCAACAGCACCGTCACTGCATCCGGCAACTTCGGCGCGGTGATTACTGGAGGTGGCGTCAATTATGTTCCGGCATATTATGACGGTGTAAATTGGAGGATTGGATAATGAGCAACTTTGAACTTCTTTTGGCCTGCTACAAAAGTGGCCAGGTCAGTGAGCGCCAATGGCAAGAGCATCTGAAGGATGCTGACTTTGCGGCATGGGTGTCTGGCAAATGACAACGATCAATCAGACTGAAGCTCGTCTTAATACGCACGAAGAAGTCTGCGCGCTGCGATATGATGGAATCTGCGCTCGTCTGAAGCGTCTGGAGAATGTCGGCCTGACTGTGGCTGGTGCAATCATCATGATGCTGCTCAGCATTTTGGTGAAGATGAACTGATATGCGTGCTGCGTCGATGTTGGCAGTCCTGCTGCTGCTGTCGGGGTGCAAAGACCGCTTTCGGTATGAGTGCCAAGATCCTGACAACTGGAACGTCGCAGAGTGCCAAAAGCCGAAGTGCGTGGCGTCTGGATATTGCACCGAATATCTTGTGACAACTGGTGAGAACCAACATGAAGCCTACTAGGGAATGGTCGCCTGAGGAACTGCTTCGCTTTATCGTTGGCGTCGTGCTGTCGGTAACGCTTATGTTTATTGTGGCGACTGTGCTATATTCGCTGATATTTGTTTCGCAGCCGATGGACGGGCAAGCACCAAATGACGCAGAGTTTTTTAAGCTGATTAACCCGATTGCGACATTCATCGTTGGGGCATTGGCAGGATTGATGGCTGGGCAGGGCAGCGGTGAGACGAAGCCCAAAAAACCAGAGAAGATTGAAGGAGAAGATGATGAGCTTCTGGGATAGAATGGAAAGCAGCAAGGACGGAATCGATGACACCGTTGAGTTCACGATCCGCATGGCTGTTGTGACGCTTTCTTGTGTCATTCTCGTTGTCATTGTGGCGATGGTCGCTGGTCTGTTTGTGTCTGACAACATCATCAGCAACGACAAGATCTTTGAGATCATTGGCCCAGCCTTCAATACGGTCATCGGTGCGTTCGTCGGCTTGCTTGGTGGTCTGAGCCTCAACGCCAATGCGCGTGACAAGGAAACGCCTCCCGAAGAGCCACTTGAGCTGACTGAGCCTGCACCTGAGCCTGATCCCGTTGTTTCTTCTCCAGTCGATGTTCAAGTCGATGAAGATGACGACGATGACGATGACATGGCTCCGTGGGAAAAGTATCGCAACGATCTGCGTTATGACGCCAATGGCGATGGCGTGGTCGATGAGTCAGACTTCCCTGACTGGCGCAATCCGGCACGGTAATGGCTGGCGATCTGTCCACTGTTGAACTGATAGGTCAACTCTGGCCTATCGTTCTTGCGTTCATCTCTCTGACGATCATCCTCGCCAAGATGGATGTGCGCTTGGGTGTGGCGGAAGAGAAAATCAAAACGCTGTTTGAATTATGGAATAAGGACAAGGACAAATGAGCCTCGTTAACCTTCAACAAAAGATCGGAGTGACCGCTGATGGTGCGTTTGGTCCAGGCACGCTTAAGGCAGCTGCGGCTTACTATAAACTATCACCTAATAGGGCTGCACATTTCTTTGCTCAAACGGCGCATGAATCGGGCAACTTCAAAGCGTTCAGCGAAAACCTGAACTATGGCGCGAAAGGATTGCGCGGAATCTTCCGCAAATACTTTCCGACCGATGCTCTGGCTCGTGCCTATGAGCGCCAGCCTCAGAAGATCGCCAACCGCGTCTATGCCAACCGCATGGGCAACGGGGATGAGGCGTCTGGCGATGGATGGAAGTATCGTGGACGCGGATCTCTCCAGCTGACGGGCAAATCAAACTATCAGGCATTCGCTGATTATATCGGTCGGCCGGATGTGATGACCAATCCAGATCTGGTTGCAGGTGAGCTATGCTTTGAGAGCGCGTTGTGGTTCTTCGATCGAAACAAGCTCTGGTCAATCTGCGACCAAGGCATCAACGATGCTGCTATTCTTGCGCTGACAAAGCGCATCAATGGCGGAACGCATGGTCTTGATGACCGCAAGGCAAAAACCAAGAAATATGCAACTTGGATCTAAGGAGATAACCATGAGCCTGAAGAACATCATCGCAAAGGTCGTCGTCAAGAAAGCAGCCAGCAAAATCATTCCTATGGAGGCCGCTGCTCCGGTTCTGGGAAAGAAGGTTAAGCTGGCTGGCGTCCTTGCAGCTGTGGCTACGCTTGTGACAGCTCTTTCTAATTACATGGCAGGCTGATAGGAAGAGTCACTGGGGCATCGGTTGGAAGTCTCGATGCCCCAGACCATTACTCCTTAATCCCTGATACGCTCGTGTCGCCATTATAGCGGCCATTTGTGGCATAAGATGCCTCAATAGGGACTGGCTCATGCCGGAAGAAGATCATCTGCCCTATGGCGTCCCCTGGGCGAATCTTGATGCTGTGGTATTTGCACATATTCTTGAACTCAAGCGTTAGCACTGATCCGTTCCAGCCAGCATCGCACCAGCCAGCGTTCATGTGCTCCAATCCAATCCGTGCCATAGATGACTTCAGCTTATATTCTGCGCTGAGCCAGTTTGGCAGATTGAATATCTCACGCGACTGAGCGAGGATGAAGTCGCCAGGTTCAAGCGTCCAGCCTTCTTCGTCCATGACATATTCAGTGAACGTCACCGGATCGCGTTGACGAAAGTCAACCAGACCTCCCTTCTTGTCTTCCAGAAGAATTGTGTCGCCAAGATAAATGTCGATCGATGCTGCGTTAATGTCACTCACATCGACTGGCGTGATAATTTCTTGCTCGACGATGAGAAGCAGTTCGTTGTGGCTTAGAAGTGTCATTTTGCCTGTCCTCTCTTTAATCTAAAATATCTGGAATCAGCCGCTGCGACTGATGTTCCCAAGCGTTCAGCAATCTCATTCTTGTGAATGCCATAATTCCGCATATTGACCAACTGGCGATCCATCTCTGGCGTCCACTTAATCAAGCCTCTTGTAACACGGTTCATTTCGTCTCTCCCAATGCTGCCCACGCTTTCCATGCGTCCTCATATCCACAAGTGCAGGGGATCGGGTCAGACCACACCCCATGCGTCACGATCTGGCAATCGTCATCGTGGCAAGCGTAATCGTTCAGCTTTTGTCCAGCCTTACGCAGCCGCTCAATCTCTTCCGCTTGGGCTTCGATGCGGTTGGCGGTGCGCGTCAAAATTTGATACGCAATGCCATCATAATTTGCGTTGATGTCGGCTTCTTTCCGTAGCCGATCCACCAGCTCCTTGTCGGCGTCAGTCATTTCCAAACCCTCCGAGCATCAGGAAGCAACTCTTTAGACTTGCAGGTCTTGCGAAGGCAGCTGCGGACACCTGACAAGA